AGTCAAGGCCGGTTCCCATGGCGGTTACGGGGGAACGGGAATGGTACACGATTTCGCCGGTCTGGTAGGCATCGTAAATCTTCTCGGCAATCTTGGAGAGCATCTGGTAGTCCTGCGAATCGTTGCCGAGATAAACGCCGCTGCCGTAGATGGTCTGCATATCGTTGACGAGGGCTTCCAGAATATCATTGTAGGTCGGGTAATGATATCCGCTGCCGTCGATATAGGGCTTAAAGTAACTCATGCATTTACCTCCGCTACGGTGGTTCCGTAGATGGTCTGTACTTTGCACTGGAAATGGTATCGCCGGTTCTGAATGGTGGAATTGACATCAGAAACGCTGATAACACCCACGGTGTCCATGATGCGGTTGATTACCATGAGGTCCATAGCATCCTGTTTCTTCTTGGTGGCGCCTGCTCCTATCATTTCCGTGTAGTAAGGCAGGGCGTGAGGATCTCCTTCCCACCATTCACCCTCCACTGCAGAAAGGCGAGTTTTGAGCACCTGCGCCATGGCAGGCAGGCCTGAGATAAAATCTCTGTCGCCATGGCCGAAAATCATATCGCCGTTTTCATCGAGGGCGCGATATTTCAACTGCGTTTCATACTGCGCTTTCATAAGGCTGCACCTCCTGCTGGTTACGAAGAATAGGTGTGACCGTTGATCTTCACTGTGCCGAAGATGTTGACTGTAGAGCCGGATATGCTTACACCGGCGGTGCCATCATCATTCTGCAAGCGCACACCTTTGGAAGGAATGCTGGGCTTGCGCTTCTGGCTCCAGCAGCCAAGGATTGCAAAACCGTCGGAAAGATCGTGTCTCCTGCTGTCTGCTTGGGACTGTACATCCCCGGACTGCCACCATGAATCTATACAAGCGTCTGCGAACACTACTAAGCATTCATCGCCCTTTACGGGGGCGAAAACGAGACTGTAGCCACCGGCGCGAGGCATGACCACGGGAACGTCAACCAGCATGGGGATTTCCATTTCGGTTTCCCTTCCGTCCATGGACACCTTCTCACGGATGGCCAGCTGAACCGTGACGGTCTGCTGTTCTGCGTCCCATTCCTGTACGATGCCGGGCATGGCAACGCGCATCTCGTATTCGACATTGTCCATGGCTGTTCCAAGAACCTGAGCCATGCCGCCGACTCGTTCATCAACTGTACGCATGGTTCATCACCTCCAAGGATTGGTCGCGCCGTCCTTCAGGCCGGCAGGCTTCATGCCCGACTGGGCTATGGCCTCGAATGTGCAATACCATGTATCGCCGTGAGTATCGCCCTCATAGGCCAGCTTCACGATGCGATATACGCCGTCAGCGTTGACCTTGGCGTAGGTGGTTTCACCCTCGGATACTTGCTTTGCCGTTATGAGCCGCTGGTTTATGTAGATCAGGGTGTTCAGCTTGATAGAAGGATTGATAAGGCATTGTCCGCTTACACCATCGTCGGTCTGGCTCGGCATGCCGACCAATCCGGTTTCCGGGTTCAGCTCCACGGCAGTTTTGCTGTCGTAATCGCTGGCTGCGACAATGTGAATGATGCCGTCCTCGACGTACATCTGGCTCTGGTTTCCCCGGGCAATCTTGCGAATGTATTTCGATGATTTTCCGAAAAGCACCCGGCCGCGCGCAAGCCTCGTTTGACTCAGCGACTTGGCCATCATACCGGACGAGATACCGTTGTCCATGCAGGCTTTTACAATGTCAGCCTGAGTGGCAGACTTGCCAACGGTTTTGACTACGAAAGCACCGTTAAGGAAAACATCACCGTCCTGCACGATCAGCGTCAGAGCGACGTCGGTACCGCCTTCCTTTACGGAATAGGGCTGGACGATCTGCCCGGTGAAGATCATGCCATAATTGCCGTTTTCATAACCGGCTTCCAGCACGACGGTATCTCCGGCTTTGACTGCCGAGATCGTGGCCTGAGATGGATTGTAGACCGTGATCTGGGAGTAGTTCGGAGTATCCGTTGTGCTCTTTTCGCAGTAGAAAGTGCAATGCAGATTCGACAGGTCGATGGTGGTCTTGTCTACCACAGAAACGGTATCTTCACGCCGGGTGGTTGTGACGTCGGTGGTAACGTTGAGATCTCCGCCGCCGGTCACCTTGACATACTTGCCGGACATGTACGCCTTGCCGTCTACACCTTTGGAATAGCCGATGATGTACCAGCCGCTTTCCTTTCCGTAGATCGTCAGCTGCGTGTTCTTTCTCAGAATGCCGTAACTCTTATACCGGGTGGAAGGTCCTTTGCGGACGTTTACCTTTCCACCGGTGACCTTGCCAGTCTGTGTTGCGCTGCCTGTGACGTTGGTATCAGTTTTCACAGTTTCCGTGACGAAAGTAACGGTGGATTCTTCCTTGCTGATAATCAGCAGCCGATACTTGCGCAGGAACTGCTTATAGCCAGTTGCAACACTCATCCTACGTCCTCGCTTCCCCAGACCAATACGAAGTCTGTACCGAGATCGGAAAGCCCTGGGCGGTCACTGAGCGCCTTGTCGGTCATGGGGAGAATGATTGCGGTGCCGAGGCCGAGGTGCTGGAACTGACGCAGAAGATCTGCCGCGGGATATTCGCCGGTTACAAAGGGAACGCCGGAGAGCAGCATTTCCAGAGTGTTGCCGTCGCTGATGTCCATTCGCCAGAAATCACCTTCGGTGTTGTAGCGCAGACGAATCACAAGGGGCTTGTTATCGTCCCCGACAGTAACCGTGACCCGAAACTCCTGATCAGGAGTGGTATCAAGGGGAATTTCGTTCCATGCCATGATTCATCCCTCCTAGAAGCCCAGCGCATTTGCGATCTTCTTCAAAACAGAGGAAGAAGCGCCGCTGGTGGATTTGGTGGTCTTGCTGGTGCTGGACGTTTTCGCGCTCGAACTGCCGCTCTTTGACGTGCTGGAGCTGCTGCTCTTGTTCGTGGTGGTCTTGGAACTCGTGACCATTTCCTGTACCTTTACGGTGGATACGGAAACCACATTGACCTGCTGGAAGTAGATCGAGGCGCGCAGGGCGTTCATGGTTTTGTAATCGTCAGGCGCGCTGATGGAAGTAATGAGCATGTTCCGATAGGTCTTCAGGCGAGTGATCAGCGTGAACGGCTCTCTGAGCTCCATGATGGCGCGCAGCTGAGCATAGGCGTTTACAGAATGGCTTGCGCCGCCGGATACGCTTGCAGCCGTATCGGTCATGCCGATCTCAACGCTGACCTCGTCAGGTTCCATGTAGGCGTGATCGCTGATGGATGCGCCGCTCTGGACCGGGTGCTGCGTGACCGTGGCGTTTGCGGAATGGTCGGTACTGAATACAGCATCGAAAATAAAGCGCCCATAGGTCGGGCTGACGATCATGGTTGTTACTTTGCCCATGATACCGCCTCCCTTCAGATAACATAAAAGCACCACCCGACGAATCGAGTGGTGCAATGGATTTGTTGAACTTATTCAACATTGTAGTGAACTACTACGGAAGTGCTTTCGCCTATGCGCTTATAGGTTTCTGCGTTGGAGAGATAGAACGTGAATTCAATTTCTTCGATTTCTTCAAACGTAGCAATTTCAGCATCGGTCAGATTGATGTTGAAATTGCCTTTGTGCTTCTTGCCAGCGGAGGTGTTCGCAATACCCATGCTCCAAACATCCCAGCCGTTGATACAGCAGGCCTCGGTCATCAGGCTAACGGTCGCGTCGGAATCATTGATGATTACGGCTTCCAGATTGAGAAATACGGTATCGCTTCCGTAGACCTCATAATTGCCGGTAAGATAAGCCTGAACATTATCCGCTTCAAAAATGACAAGCTTTTCTTCTGCGATCAATTCACGCCGAGTAAGCTCATTCCTGGCAGAACTGATAGTTGCATGAAGTTCCTCGTCAGACATGGAGGAATAGTCCAAACCTTCTGCTGTAGCAAATCCGGCAGTGCAGATAAGCACAAGCATCAAAAGAACCGAGAATACTTTCTTCATAGTTACCATCCTTCCATAAAATCTGTGTCTCAGCACGTTTGTTATTATACTGTAAAATCACAGATTATGCAAGAGCGGATTTCAGGTTTCGCAGAACAAGACGTTCCTGGTTCTTTGCAACGTTATTGGCAATGCTCTGAGCATTGGTTCCATATACGTTGAAAGTAGCATTGGACGATACTTGAGTATTGTTGTTTACGGTGTTGGTATTGCTGGTGTTGCCGGCCGCGTACATCGGGGTGATGTTTGCATCGGCGCGGCCACCCAGAGCAGCTGCAGCTTCTTTGGTGGTCTGGACATTCATGCCCAGCTCAGAAGCAGCGGAGCGCAGCAGTGAAATTGCCCGGGCAGGCTTGGTCACGGGGATAACGTACTCTCGGCCATCCTCGCCGATCTTTGCATCGGTTTCGTGGTCCACAACGCCGCCGAAGCTGAACGCCTTTTTCGCACTCACCGTAACAGAGATACTGCGAGGGATGCTGGCGAGGGAACTCTTGATCTTCGATACCTGCGACTGCACGTTGGATGCTGCCTGGTTGAAGGTGCTAGTCATGCTGCTGGCGAGAGCCGTAAACGTAGACTGCACAGAGGCCGGCAGCGACTTGATGGCTGTGGTGACACCCGTTGCCATCTTCTTTGCCGCGGTCACGATGGAATTGAAGGACGTGGACATGCCGTTGGATGCCGTGCCGGATTCGGTACTCATCGTCGACATGCCGGTGGTTACTTCGTTCAGGCTCGTATTGGATCCGGATGCTGCATCGGAAATGGCCGTCAGGATAGCGGTCATAACCGTCGTAATCGTGGTCTGCAGTTCCGTGAAAGCTGTCGCTGCCGTAGTTGTACCGTTGACGATAGGCTCAGAGATAGCCGTTTCGACATCGGTAAAACTGTCGGTGACCGTGGAGGCGATTTCGCCTGCTGCGGTCTGAACCTCAGACTGGGCAGTGTTCTTCTTGCCTTCGTCTGCATCGCCCCAGCCGAACAGATCTCCGAGCCAGCCGGTGACACCGTCCCACACAGACTTGGCGCCGTCCCAGATATTGGAGAATACGCCTTTCAGCTT